TCCCAAAGGAGCTGGTTGATGGCGCATATGGACGAGATGTTGAGGTACTACGCGGCGCAGAGCGAATTTGGGGTGTGGACCCCGGACGAGGCGGCGACCCTACCGGATTCTGTATTCGGGCAGAAAACACACTCGAAGAACTTGTCGAGTGGTACGACGCTGACCTCATGCGCGTCACAGGCCGAGTCAAAGAGCGATGGGATCGGACGCCCGATAAGGAGCGACCTATCAGCATATACGTTGACTCCATCGGTCTTGGAGCCGGGGTTGCCGACCGCTTGCGAGAGCTGGGCCTTCCGGCTGTTGACGTAAACGTCGCTGAATCGCCGTCGATGAAAGACCGATTCACGCGATTGAGAGCGGAGTTGTGGTACGCAGTCAGGGATTGGTTGGAGCAGAGGAATGTCGCGTTTCCGAAGGACTTGGCCCTTGCTGAAAAGCTCATGGCGGAACTGGCGGAACCTCAAGCGACGTTTACGTCCACTGGCAAGGCTGATGTCGAGTCCAAACAAGCGATGAAGCAGCGCGGTGTGCGCTCGCCCAACTTGGCTGACGCCCTGTGTCTGACTTTTGCTGGTGGTGGCGCAATTGCAGCAGGGCGGTCGAATGGCCGCAATAGCTGGAAAAAGCCGCTAAACTGGATCGCACCGTCGATCTACTAAGGGTTCGTTGACCGCAAGGGCGCCGACTGGTAGGATGCGGCAGTCAGAACTGTCAGCTTGGAGGCTGGACATGCCTATTCGTGGCGTTAAGAACCCCTTTCCGAAAGTCATGCCGCCGACCAATGGCGGGATGTTCTCTGCAAACGGTACTCAGAAAATGGACCCCGTGAAGCAGTCCGCAATCGTCAAAAAGACCGTTGCTGAAGCAATGCGGTCTAACGGCAAAGTTGGTAAGAGCTGATGTCTACGACAATCTCGCCACCCAGCCCAAACAATAAGGCGAGTGCGTATGGCGCGACCGTAAACCATGTGAAGCACCGCAAGATTGACGAGACCAAGCCAGAAATCCTTGTGGCGATTGTCGATAACCGCTGACTTTTGAGGGCAGGAAATGGCTGAAGACATCTGGAACGTCGAAAACTACGTCCCTCCTGCCGAGGATCAAGTCATCGACTTAGATGATGCCGTGCATGAGCTAGGCGCTCTGATTGAGACCGCCTGCAACTTCATTGACGAGCAGTTTATGCCTGAGTGGGAGACTGCTCAGAAGTACTACGACGGCCTGACTGACCTGCCAGAAGTGACTGGTCGCTCCAAAGTCGTGATGACTGCTGTGCGCGACGCCATTCGCAGCGCACGTCCGTCGCTGTTGCGCGTTTTTGTGCAGGCAGACACCATCGTCGAGTATGTTCCTGACGGGGTTCGGCCTGCCGAATTGGCTGCGCAGCAGTCAAAATTCGTCAATTCGTTGTTCTTCCGCTCAAATGGCTACCGCGCACTCTACGACGTGATGCAAAACGCCATGCTGAAGAAACTCGGCGTGATGAAATTCTGGTTCGATGACTCGACAGAAGTCAGATACGTCGATGTCACTGCCGTTCCTGCCGACGAAATGGAGCGGATCGCTGCCCGCGAAGACGTGCAGATCATGTCTGCCATGCCGTCTGCCTCAACGCCTGTTATTATCTCTCCTGACGGCACTCCGATCCAACTTTTCGACGCCAAAGTCGCTGTTTTTGATAAAAAAGGCGAAATTCGGGTCGAAAGTGTGCCTCTGGAGGAGTTTTTCATCGACGAAAACGCCTCTGGACTCGAGGATTTCCGCGTTGTCGGCCACCGTAGACAGATGCGAGTCGGCACTGCTGTCGCAATGGGCTTGCCGTTTGAAGTTCTAGACGGTTTGGACACTCTGGACCCCGAACTTTACGCTGGCGCAGGCGAATCCGAGTACCGCCGTGGTTACGCCAAAGTCGAAGAACAGGAATCTATGGACCGCATGATGCGGCTCGTTCTTGTGACTGAGTGCTACGCCTACTACGACCTCGAAGGCATCGGCGTTCCGCAACTTTATCGTTTCTGGCTTGGCGGCACAAATTACGAGCTTTTGGACTACGAAAAAGCATCGCAACTGCCGTTTGGGCTGATTTCCATCGACCCAGAGCCGGGAACCGTGTTTGGCAAGTCCGTTTTCGACGTGACTAAGCAGCCGCAGGACACCATGACCTCGCTGATGCGGGCGACTGTAGACAACGCGCACCTGTCCAACAACCGCCGTCTGGCCGTCCATGACACTCTCGTCAACCTCGACGACGTGATGAACCCTGCCATTGGCGCGCCAATCCGCACCAAAGCACCGGGCCAAATTCAAGAAATCGGCGTCCAGTCAACGATCTCGTCGATGCTGCCGCTCTTGCAGTTTCTCCAGCAAGACACTGAGAAAAAAGTCGGTATCACTGGCGCTGCAATGGGTCTGGATCACGACGCCTTGCAGTCAACCACCCGCGAAGCGGCCATGAACACGATCCAGCTCTCGCAGGGCCAGATCGAAGTCATGGCGCGCAACATCGCAGAGGGCCTGAAGACCGTCTTCAACGGCATCCTGAAGCTATCGATGTGGCACCTACCGCGTCAACAAGTCATGGAAGTCAACGGCGCTTATCTGCCCGTAGACACTGCCATGTTCGACCCAACTTTGTTCATGCGGGCCAACGTCGGCCTTGGGACTGGGGACGCAACCGAGAAGCTGGCCGGATTGCAGGGCGTCTTGGCTCAACAGAAAGAAATTATTGCCACTTTGGGGCCGCAGAACCCTATTGTTGGCTACCGGAATGTCTACAACACGCTTGAAGACATGACGAAGCTCTACGGCATCTACAACGTCAGCCGCTATTTCTCGCCCGTGACGCCAGAAGTCGAGCAGATGCTGGCTCAGCAGGCTCAACAAGCCGCTGCCAACCAGCAGCCTGTCGTTGACCCCGGCACCGCCATGATCGAAGCCGAAAAGATCAAGGCACAGCTCAAAGAACGCGAACTCTACGTCAACGCTCTCTTGGAAGAACGTCGCATTGCTCTGGATAACCAGATCAAGGCGCTGGAGTTTGCCGCCAAAGACGATCTGGAACGCGATAAGATGGCACAAGACCTCCAAATCGCTGCCTCGAAGTCAAGGATCGACGAGCGCAAAATCAAACTTGAACAAGAGAAGATTCGGTCTGCACCGTATACTCCTCCAGAACCAGAACCTGTGACCCCGCCCAATGTCTGATGCTTTCACAAAAGCCCGTAAAGCACGGGAATTGCTGCAAGATTCCGTAGTCACGGATATCTTAAATCAGATGGTGGCAGAGGCGTTTGCAGAATTTTGTTCCGTTGATAGTCAAGACACGCTAAAGATGGGCCATATTCACGCCCGAGTCAGGGCAGTGGATACATTTCGAGCAACACTGCGCAACCTTGCGCGGACGGTCGATGAAGGGAAGCCCTAATGGCTCTGGAAGCCGCTACACAGACCACGCAGACAATGTCTATGGACGACATCGCTGCATCCATGCTTGTCAAACCCGACCCTGCCCCAGTGCAGGAGGACGACAAGGAAGCCGCTGACGAGGCTGAAATCGTCGAAACCGCGTCTGAAAACGACGCAGAAGATGCCGAAATCGACATTCTTGCCGATGAAGGCGACGTTCCTACCGACGACGCTGCTGAAGCAGACGATGAAAACTTCGAGACCTTCCAACTAACCGATGACACGCTCATTCCGGTGACAGTTGATGGACAGGACAAAGAAGTCACGCTCGCTGACTTGAAACGCGCCTACTCGGGAGAAGGAGCAATTGAGAAGCGCCTGCAAGTTGCCACTGAAGCCAGAAAACAGGCCGAAAACCTGAAGGTTCAAGTGGAGCAGGAGCTAAACACTGGCCGTCAAAACCTCGTAAAAGCGTTTTCTGCTTTCGAGAGCATGATGTTCCAACCGCAAGTCAGTCAGCCGGACCCGGCACTTCGCCAGACCAACCCGACCCAATACCTCATGCAAATGGAGGCTTGGAGGGAAGATCAGGTGGAGCTTCAAGCGAAGCGCGCCAAGGTCCAACAGGCTGTTCAGTTGTTTCAGCAGCAAGAAGCGCAGCAGCAAGAGCAGATGCGAGTCCAAACGGCTCAAAAGCTGGTCGAAGCCATGCCATCCTTGCGCGACCCGGTAAAAGGCCCAGAATTGCAGAAGTTGATGCGGGAAGGCGCTAACGCCTACGGTATCAACGACGCAGAGCTGGCTGGATTCTTGGATCACCGGGTTTATCTCGCGCTTGCCGATCTGGGTGCCTACCATCGCCTCAAGGCGAAAGGGCAGTCAGCTCCAGTCAAGCCGAATAAAGCAACAACTGTCATGCGTCCCGGAGCAACTCGTGCTGTCGCAGCAGCAACCGCATCAGCGAGGCAGCAGAAGGCCGCTCTGGAAACCGCTCGCAAGACTGGCAGGGTCGAAGATATCGCTGCCACGTTGCTTGTGCGCAAACCGAAAAGGTGACGACTCATGGCCGTTGATGCACAAACCATTGAAACGTATGACAACACTGTCATCCGTGAAGACCTCGAACAGCAGTACACGATGATCTCCCCCGAGGAGACCCCGTTCCAGACTGCTATTGGCGTTGGCCCGAAAGCCACTGCCACCTACCACGAGTGGACCGTTGTCGAACTGGCCTCGCCCTCGACCTCGAACCGAGTCATCGAAGGTGATGACTCGCCGGGTGAGGACGTTGGTACTCTTGGCAAGCGTTTCGGCAACTACACCCAGATCAGCGACAAGATCGTGTCGGTGTCGAACACCTCGGAAGCTGTTGATGCAGCCGCCGAGAACGTGCAGCGCCTTGCAGCTCAGATCACTCTGAAGCTGAAAGAAATGAAGCGTGACATGGAAGCCATGCTCCTTCAGAACGTCGCTGCTGACGCTGGCTCGTCGGGTTCTGCCCGTGTGGCCGCTGGTCTGCCTGCTTGGCTCCGCACCAACCTCGTTCTGGGTTCTGGCGGCGCTGCTCCCACGTTGTCCGGCACGACTGCTGGTCATCCTGACGCCGCCCTGACTCCGGGTACGGCTGTTGCGCTGACTGAAGCCAACCTGAACAACGTGATCGAAGACTGCTGGAACGAGGGCGCTACGCCGTCGATCATCATGGTCAACGCGAACAACAAGCGCGTGATCTCGCAGTCCTTCACGGGCAACTCGACCCGCTACAAGGACGCTATCGACAAGCGTCTGACTGCGGCCATCGACGTTTATGACTCGGATTTTGGCGAGCTGACTGTGGTTCCGAACCGCTTCCAGCAGACCACCGCGTCGAACAACTACTCGGTCTACGTCCTTGACCCGGAATACGCGGAACTGTGCTTCCTCGAAACCCCGCGTCAGACCGAACTTGCCCAGACTGGTCACGCAAAGCGTCGCATGGTCCACTGCGAATACACGCTGAAGGTCTCCAACGAAAAGGCCCACGGCGCCGTCCATGCTACCACTGGCGCGGCTCCCGCATAACCAACCAACTGAGGCGGCGGGCAACCGCCGCCTCACCCTATCTCAACGAGGGACAACATGACTGAAGAACCCATTGCCGAAGTCGCTATTGACGCTGCCGATGACTTGCTGCCTAAGCGCAAAGTCAAGAAGGCAGAAGAAGCCCCGGCTCTCACAAAATACACAGTCATCAACGGCGCAATCGCTCCGAATGGCGGTGGCCGCGACGCGCTAATTCATCCCGGCTCCATTGTTGAGCTGACTGCTGACCAAGCCAAGCACTACAACAAGCTCGGCTACCTGAAGCCCTACATCGGGGACTAAAACATGAGCCTGCCCGTTCAGCCCATTGTTGAGCGCCTGTATCTGGATTCAGACGGCAAGTCGTTCCACATTATCAAACAGCAGAACGTGCAGGCTGTTCTCGACGCTGCTAAAGACGCAGCCGAGACGCTAAAACCGAATACTGGTCCAGTTGGCGGCAAATATCTCGGTACTGTGCCTATTCTGATAGCCCAGCAATGGGCAAAAGAATGTGGTGCTGCTGTGGGGTCGCGTGAGTGGGCAAAGTATGCTAAAGATAAGCTGAAAGACGGCACTTGGGCGCGTCTGAGGGTGCATCAGAAATGAACTACTCACAGTTCAAGGCTTATTTGGCTCGCTTCGTCTGGCGCAATGGCGACACAGTGTTCGAAGCTGACTTAGACAACATGATCGACATGGCCCATGCGCGCCTGAACCGCGATCTGCGGATTCAGCGCATGGTCGTGACTGCCGAGGCTCCGTTAACTGCCGACACGCTGGTTCTGCCTTCTGACTACAACGAAATGCGGACCATCACGTCTGACAGCCCGCCTGCTCCGATGCAGTATGTCAGCCCCTACGAGCGCGAGCGGATCAAACTGGCAAACGCCTCGACGTTCCAGCCGATCTACACCATCGCAGGCAACGCCATCTTCTTCGTCGGTCCGATGGCGGCTACGGACAATCCTCCGCGCACTGTGAC